CACTTGACTTGGTATCCACTCCTATCGCCATCTCAAAGTTGAGCCCGTTCTCCTGCATGAACTTAACAATTGTGCCAAAGTACTTCTTCTGCAAATAAATGAAAGCGGCTTGAGCAACGTAGAAAGCCCGCGCTTTCCCTTGCCTCCGCTTCTTCTTTGACACCACTTCGTCCTTAAGAGTCTCGTCGAAGACAATGTTGAAAGATTCACCCCGCAAGTAACACTCCTCCATTCGGTCTACCATTAACGCCAACTCAAGTCCGAGCTTACGTTTTCCCGCCTCACCTCGGAAAAAACGCAACTTAGGACCCTTGAACGGCAAGCCAACACTGGTATCCATGCGCATAGCGTCAATAAAACGGCAACCGTCAACACCGTTAATCACATCGTGCTCACTCATAACTCCAAGTCCAACCGTAAGAGGGCATCGAGAAAGGTAGCAATCGGCCGCACGAACGAGCATGTCATACGTGAAATCAGTGGACCTCATGCATTGATCGAGTTTGGCCAGCGCCAAACCATCCTTCCAAACCCCATCGTCGTCATAACCTCGCCCAAGGAAGGGGGCAGAGCACTCATTATCGCACAGCACGCCACAAACAAGGGTCTCCCTAACCCGACTCTTCAAAACACCTCGTGAATAGTTCACACTCCCAAGAACTTCAATCCCGAACTTCTCAATATCAGGAATAAACCGAATACACGACTTCCAATGCAGCTCGCCCAAAGAATTACGCGTCAACCCGCACGCATTGAGCGCTTCAAGTTCCTACGCACATGGGATATTGGGCACAACTCTGGATGACTCCAACTCATCCCAAAGCCTCTGAAGAGCCTCTTTAGTGACGCGGGTACAGACTCCATGTGATAAGGCCTTACCATCAACGTGTGTGTGGATCCCGTAAATAGAGATACCATCATGTTGAGCTAAAGCAGCGGCCCCACAGAGTCCCTCGAAACCTGGGAAAGTCCAATTCTCGTCCTTGACTGTTGCACCCTCAAACTTCATTCCCGCATCTGCAATAATTGTTGAGGCATAATTTACTTGATGTGTGACGGGAGAGTGCTCACCATCATTGAAGTAAATGTAAACACCAGCAGCATTGGCGAAGGGCCGAACTGTTGAGGGAAAGTGCTTGCGCATATCCCTCTAGGTGGAC